GTAGAAGAGAGTTTGAGTGATATTCAGAAGACTTCTGATTATTTGAACTAATAGTTTGAATTAAGATCTCTTTTACGAGTGTTGCCTCTTACCTCTTAGTTTACTAGGATTAACCTAGTGTCTTGACTAAATAAAACTCCTTATCTCTAATACCATCATAGCCTTTGATGGTGCGTACAGTATTCGTCTAAAGTAACTTATGGACCAAGGATCCATATTACCTCGCCAACCCCATCCTTTAGTTAGTAGAATACACATGGATTAATTGCTCAAAATATAGTACATTGAGTTAGGTTTCATGTAAAAAGGGCTTGCAAAACTGGAGATGTAACACTTACATCTTTGTGCGAATAGCTGAATGTCATTTCAGTCAGCGTCCTATCCTTTTCTTTGGGAGAAATAGATTCTTATTAACATTAAAATCTAGCTCCGTAGGATCGAGAGAGGCTTTCGAATCTCATTCAATGAAGTTAAGCATGAATCTCTCGATTCATGTTCGCTCCATTGTGATCGTTTTCACGAACTGTTCGAGCTCGACACGGGCGGCAATTACTGTTTTAGTATATGCCTCCCAATCAATCTCAACAGGTCGGGTCAGATCACCTAGCATGAGCTCGAGGTTCTCCGCACGCCAGTTTGGCAATTGTGCGATTCCTGTTTTGGATCAAATTGTTCCCCCTTCCCGGCGGGAGACTACATACTTTTTATTGATGTAGCTCCAGACCGCTCCTTCCGTGTTTTCGTCGAAAACATCGAAAATTGGGTCGCCACGGACATGTTCTGGGTAAGTACCTTTGAACAGGAACAATAATTTATCCATCATCGATTGGAGTTCTCCAATCGAAGGGTCTCTGATTGTTGTTAATGATTTCATCATCAATCAGTCCCACCAGGTTTCGAACGAATGTTTATTAATACCAGGGATACGAAGAAAGACTAGAAGATTCTTAAAGTGCATAGGTAACAATCCTAAGTCATGATTAAGTTTGCTTAAAGTCTTATATCCGTAACCACGGTACTTAACAAACGCCGCAATGGTTCACTCGACATTGAATTTCTCGAAGAGAATCAATGCTCCCTCTAATGAGAGACTTGCAACATCCATTTCTTTGAATGATGCAGGAGAAAGGTTTGAATCCTTGTGTATGATTCTTTTTGCAAATTCGAATGTATCTTTCGATACCACCGATTTGATTAAATTAATCTTAACACCAAGGGCCTTCATGACCACCAGATACCGTCGAGCGACTTTGGAATTAAAAATTACAATGTCGTCACCTAGTACAAGGTAGTCACCGAACCATCTCGGTCAACCCTCCTTCCATGCCGCATATTGCACAATAAAGTGATGAGTTAAGGCAAGCATTGCTCAACTAGACAATGCTCCCATGGGTTGCCCCACGGCATAAACCACAGCTTCTGGAACTTTCATTCCAAGATGCCTGTGATGTTTAGGAGTTTGATACTCCCGGCCCACCAGCAGCTTCACTCAGGAAGCGCT